TCAGCACTTGCAGATTGAGTAGAATTAAATGGTATCTCAGTTAATGTTGTTAAATTTGCTATTTTACTAAATGCCATATGTTAATCCTTTGGGTTATCACTACGAACTTTATCGCAGTGGTCTTTGTAAGTTGATGTGCCATTCTTTTGGTCTTTGTAAATCATTTCCAGTTGATCCTCGAAGGGTAAGTATTCTGTTTTTCTTTTTGCGTCTATCTTTGCATTGTTTTCTAAAGCTGTTGCTTGGGAAGATAATGCGTTTAACTGTTCTAAAGTTGGTTTTGCTTTTCCTAAACTTTCTTCATTCCAATAAGTAATAGTTATATTTCCATTATCATCTTCAAAACTTACTTCTTCTCTAAGTTTAAAATCTTTTTCTAAATATGCTTTAATTTTATAATAAATACTCATACTAATTTAAATCCTTGCATCCATGTATTTTGTACTCCACCCATCATATTTAAATCTCCACCGCTATTTTGCATCCCAAAACATTCAATATAATCAGTAGCACTTAAATTATCTATTAAAGAAATAGTTACTGAGCCAGTTTGATCGTGTTCTACTTGGGCATTTGATTTGTTAGAGCCACTTATTCTAATATCTAAATAAAGCATATTAAAGTCAGTAGAAGTGTCCATTCTCATTTGAGCTATAATAAAATATTTTCCAGCAACTCCAGGAACTACTCTATTATTGCTAGTATTTAAAATACTGTCATCATCTAAACTCCAAGTATTAAATGGTATTTTTGTATCTGCACCAGTACCCATACTTTGACTTCCTGATCTCCATACTTTCCATAATGGAGTATTACTTCCAGCTTTAATTAAAGAATAATCTATTCTTTTTATAACTCCGTTATCACTTACTAAAAATTCGTCTGTGTCTGCTGGTTCGGAACTAAGTGCAGTTTGTGCAGATATAACATCAGTATTAAGTTTTGCTCCTGTAACAGCAGTATCATTTATGGTTGTAGTTGTAACACTTCCAGCAGTAGGATTAACTGATTGCATTACTTTGTTTAAATAATACACAGTTACGACATCTGCCGAAACTAGCGTTCCTCCTAAAGTTAAAGTCTTATTTCCAGTACCACCTACCGAATAAGTACCACTATCTTGAACGATATTATTCCATACAACAAGAATATCTGTTTCAGCAGATATGTCATGTGTAAGCGTTACTGTGTTAGTTGTTAAACCAGTAAAACGGTCTTGAATCCCACTATCAAAAGTAGAGCTAGGTTGTTGCCCAATGTAAGTCACTCTTAAGTAATCTCCATTATTGATAATGCACCAGAAACTTTATCAGCTACTGAACAATCTATCTTTAGTACATCTGTAGTTTCCATTACAATCTTGCTACCAGCCAAAATTTCTAAACTAGATTTTGCTGGAATAACAACATCTTTAGCTAGAAACGCAGTACCATTAGCTACATTGTTTGCTCCATTACGATTTGCAGTATCACTAACTAATTCTACTTCTACAGATACAGAAGTAGTATGGATATTAGTTAAACGCAAACCGAGAACAACAGTAGTTGTACTACCAGCTACAGTATACATTGTATAAGGTGTTCCAGCCGAAGCTGGCTCAGCTGCAAAAGTTACAGTTTTAAATGTATTAGCCATATTCTCCTTTCTATCCGAGAGCTATTGCAAGAGCAGTTGGATCTGTTGCTGCAATAGTTAATGTTTCATTACTACCATTATTGTTTTCTGTAAACGTCACATTGTCACCAGCAACAAGTTTACCATTTAAAAAACCAGCAGTAGAATCGTTAGAACTAACCTTAGTTTTAACATCTGTATCAGAAGTTATAGTCTGCCAAGCAGATCCATCATAATATTTTAAAACATTTGAAGAAGTATTAAAAGCAAGATCACCAGCATCTAAACTAGAACTTGGATCACTTGAATCTACTCTATATCTATCAGCAAAACTATTTACGCCACTAACATTTGACGCAACAGTATTAACATTTGAAATTGATCCAGCAACAGTAGCAATATTTCCAACAACACCAGAAGCTCCAAGTGTTGCCATATTTGTAACATTGGCAGAAGTACCAAGAATATTTAGGTCAGTAACTATGTCGCTTGTTGCTAAAGTATTTAAGTCTGACACAATATCTGAAGTTGCTAAAGTATTAATGTCAGAAACTATGTCAGAAGTAGCAAGGGTATTTAAATCAGAAACTATATCGCTTGTTGCAAGAGTATTAAGATCACTTACAATATCACTTGTAGCAAGAGTATTCATATCTGATATTACATCAGCATTAGCAAGGAGAGCCATATCAGCAATAACATCTGAATCACCTAATAAAGCCATATCAGCCACAGCAGCACTTGTTCCAAGTAATCCCATAGCTGTAACATTAGCCGAAGTACCTAAATGCCCCATAGCAGTTACATTGGCAGAAGTTGCCAATAAATCCATATCAGTTACGATTGCTGAAGTACCTAGTATTGCTAAATCTGCTACTGCATCAGAAGTACCTAATCTTCCAATCTCGGTAGCTTTTCCAGCTACAGCACCTATATCAGAAGCATCTGCGGCAACAGTTGATACATCACTCGCAATATTTTCTACTGCTGCTACATCACTTGCTATTGCAGCCACAGCCGATACATCAGAAGCTATTGCAGCTACAGCTTGAACATCAGTAATTGATTGACTAAACTCAATAGCATTACCAGAAGAATTAACTGACAATACTTTGTTAGCTACTAACTCAGGAAATATTAAATTGTATGCAGTTGATGATGAAGAAGAAGCTCTAGGAGATAGTTTAATATCTACTCCTTTTTGTTGTATCATTGCAACAAGTTTATCTAATTCTGTATTTAATGTTTCTATTGGGAATGTACCTGATGTTGGAAAATCAGTTGATCTAGAAATACTTAAATTTCTAAATATAGTATATTTATCATTTACAGTAGCTCCACCACCTAAAGTAATATTACCACCACCACTAGCTCCAGCACCAGTTACCGAATATTGTGCAGCACTAGATGGACTAGAAGCTAAAGTTAATGTAGTATCTGTTCCACCAGAAGTTTTTATTACTACTAAATCTGCATCAGCAAAAAATTCAAATGGTACACTAAATGCTGTTTGACCACCACTAGCAGTATATTGTACTCTAGGATCTGTTGCTGATATTGTAATACTCATCTAAGCCCTTTTTTCTCTACTTCATCAAATAATGAATCTAAAAACCATACATTTTGAAACGGTAAAAGTCTACGCACATTCCTAGCTGTATGATGATTATACTTACCTGTACCCCATGTCCAAGCTATATCTCCTATATTAGCTAATTGACTAGCACTAGGGCCTAATACATCTGGTACAGGATTATTAAACAAATCTCTATATGTTCCATAGGGTTTTTTTGCACCTAACAATGGTCTTAAGCCTATTTCATTATTTCCTAATCTTTCAATAGCATTATTAATATCAGAAAAAATACCACCTAATCCTGATCTATCAAATGCATCTACAATTTTTTGACCAGTAGGTTTTTTAGAATAATCTCTATTAAATGCTTTTTGTCTAAATGCATCTACCATAGCACCAGCAGCCATTAATAACATAACACCATTTAAAAAATTAATATCTTTTTCTTGTAAACCACGCATTAACATTCTTTGAGTAGATGCTATACCAAATTTTTTAAATTGTAATAAAACTCCACCAAGTTCAGTATTTGCCCATAATGGTACATCACCTTTAGTTGGGGTAACAATATCTATTCTAGCTTGTTTACCAATAGCACTATGAAATATATCTGCTGCTTTAATTGCTTCAGGTGTTTGATCCCATGATTCTGTATTTGCTACTCTCATTAATTTATATTGATCTCCAACACTACTCCATGAATTAGCATTTTTACCGTATCCATGTTTTTTATATTGTTGATATATAATTTTAGCAGTTTGATCATCTATTCCAAGATTTTTTAATCTTGCTAAATTTACTTTTGTTATTTTACCTCCAGTAACTAATGCTTCTATTGCTTCTAATGTTCTTGCTCCATTAAACATACCAGCTACTGTTTTAACACCTGTGTTCCAAGGATTAGATAAATTTAAAAATGTAAAATATAAATTACCTACTCCACTTACTCCTCTTTCAAATTTATTAAAAACACCAAATGCATCGTCCATTCCATACATAGACATAGCTCTTTGACTTGTTGCCATATCAATAGCTTCTCCACCTAGTTGTGTTGTATTTTTACTCATCTTAATAGTTTCTTTAGCAAAACCACCTGTCATAACTTCCCAAGACATTTTAAAAGTTTTACCCATACCATTAATCATTACTAATCTAGCTACATCTACTGTTTGTGCTATACCAGTAAGCATAGTCATAGCATTATATAATTTACCTATACGAATACCTCTACTTAGTGTTCTATTTGGATCTTGTGGTAATCCATAAGTACCTCTTACTAATCCAATAGAAGCATCAAGATCATCTAATATTTCATCTCGCTGTTTAATTAATTTTTGTTTTTCTGCTGCACTAACTGCATTATCAATCATATCATCATATTCATCAGCTATTTGTTTCATGCCTACTTTATTACCTTTTTGATAATTAGCACCATATCCCATAGGATCACCAAATACTTTTGATATTTCAATATCAGGTATTGTTTGATTATAATAAATTCGTTTTAATATATTTATATCCTTTTCAATAAAACCAGCATCAGCTAATAATCTATAATCAATATTTAATTTTCTACTCATAAATCTAGCAGACACTCTATCTACTTTATTCATTAATTGCGTTTCAACTAATTCTCTGTCAAACTTTGCCCCATTATGTTTTGATAATAGTCTTATTTTTTGTGCTATATTTTCAAACTCTATGTATGGTTGATATTCTTTAAAACTTTTTATTATATCATCTATCTCATCTTCTCTTATTGCTGGATTTTTTTCTCTTAATGCTCTTGTTAATACAGCACTAAATTCGTCAAATCTTGCAGTTATTTGATCTTTCTTAAACATAATATTTGTATATTTATCTTGTTTAAGAGATCCGTATTTATTTACATATTCTAATCTAGATTGTAGTTTTTCTAATTTAATATTTAAATCTTGTTTTTTTGTTTTGTTTTTAGTTCTTTTAATAAAAAACTTAACAGCATCTATTTGACTATTAATATAACTTTGTACTATTTTTAGTTCATCATATTCTCCACCAATAGATTTATAAAAATCATCTAATCCTTTAGATGCTTCTATTACTTCATCTTCTACATCTGTTTTTCCAAATCTATAATCCCATATAGATTCTCTAAATTCTTTTGGTGACATTACTTTTTTATTATTAGTAAATTTTTTATCAAAGTTTTTTTCTAAAAAACCTTGTTGGTTTACACCACTACGTTGTAAATATTTATTGTATGCAGATTCTACTTTTTTAGTTGCTGCAAGAACAGTAGGCACATATCTTTTATAAATATTTCTTTCTATACTTTGTCCTGTAACTCCACCTTTAAAGTTTTTAACTTGATATAATGCTCCTTCTAAAATACTTTCAATCATTTCTTGAGCATTACTAGATCCATTTTTTAATACTCTAAACAAAGGATTGTATGGGCCTTGCTCTCCAAATATACCTAATCCAGTAGGTTGTATTTTATTTTCTGCTTGTAATTCAGTTTCAGTTTTTAGTTTACTTCCTTTAGGTGCTGCAGCTCCAGCAGTATATTTACTGTTAAATATAATATCATCTGCTTCATCTAATGTATCTGCTAGTTTATCAAATTTTTTTCCAGCAGTAACAGGTAAACTAGGAAACATAGCTGGTATAATAAAACCACCAGCACTTATTAATAATGTGTCTGCAAGTGGTCTTTCATCTGTTAATAATCTTTTAGAAGATTCTTCAGCAGCTACTATACCACCAAAACCAGCACTTCTTTTTAATCTACTACCAGTTAATAAATATCTACCACCTTTTGTAAAAGCAAATAAACTTGAAGGATCTGTTAGTCCTCCTAATATTCTTCCAATCATATAAGAAGGTGATCCATTAATTTGTTTTTGTTTTTTATAAAATCTTTCTATTAAATGTTTTGTGTGTTCTGCACTATTACTGTGCATAAAATTACCTAAGTAATCTGTTAAACCTTCTAATTGTGGATCAGCTAAAACATTATATTCAGAATTATATTCATAATCTTTATTTTCATTCATTACATTTTTTGCAACAAACAAAGTAGCAAGACCTAACGTATTTTCATCTGACCAACCTCTACCAATATTTATAGCAGCATCTTTAAAACCTTCTAAAAATGATGTTTCATCTACTGGTTTAATTTCTCTATGTGTAAGAAATGTTCTACCTGTACCAATATTTATTTCAGGCATTATCTATCTTTAACTAAATTTGTGTATTGTCCATTTGTCCAACTTAAAATTAAATCAGCTCTTTTTTGATTTCTTATAAATATTCCACTTTTATCATCTTCTTTAGCTGCTAAGCCATCATTATATAATTCACCTAATATAGTAACTTCTCTTGTACTATAACCTTTATCTTCTTTTCTTAAAGCTGTTCCATCTTTACTATATGCAGAAAAACTACCTAAATATTTTTTGTCTCCTGTTTTAATAAAATTAGCTAATGCTTCTGTAAATGCTGGGCCAAGATAAGATCCTTGAAATTGCATATCGGTCAATGCCATAAGTAAATAAGAATTTTTTGGGCCTGTAATATCTACACCTAAATTTTTCATTTTTTGTAATGCTATTGTTTGAGCTTCAGTTATTTTAATATTAAATATTTCTTTACTATCTTCATATTTAATTACATCTTCTCCACTTATTAATTTTTCAATACTATATCCTTTGCTTTTTAATTGATTTATTACAGTTTCATCTTTTAAAGATAATCCCATACCTATAGTCCAATCACCATTACCTGTTATTGTTTCATATGCATTAGGTTTAAATAATCCACTTTCTTCTTGATCAAAAATATAATTAAACATTGTATCTGTATCTTGTAATTGTAATTTTTTATTAGAAGTTTCAGATTCATTTATTCTTTTTAAAACTTTTTGTGATTGTTCTTCCCAATTATCATAATTATATTCTAAGCCAGGTATTACTGATGCGATATTTTCTGCTTGTTCTTTACCAAAATTATGTATGTCATTTGTTAATTTAAATAAATTAAATCTTGTAAATTCTGCAATTTTTCTTCTTGTGCTGCCTAAACCTTTACTATCATATCCTTTTTTTCTTTCTTCAAATCCACTATTCCATTCATCTAAATATGCTTGTTCTCTTAATTTATCTGGTGATGATTCTAAATAATCTGGTTTACTACCAGACATATCATAAGGTGCATATGATGAATCAGCATTAGGATTTGGTATATCATAATATAATCCACTACCATCTATATCTGCTTTAATAAAATATGTAGGTTGTGTAGCACTTGATCTATCATCATATACAAAACGTATTTGTTTATTATCTATTAAAGAAAATAAATTTGTATCATCTAAAAAATTTTCTGTAATACCTAATTGATTTCTTGTCATTTCATCCATACCCATAATACGATTTTGTATTGTTTTTACCATGTCAGTTTTAATTTCATCTTCTGTCATGTAACCACCGTATTCTTGCATTATTGGTTTTAAAACTAAATCTGCCATACTATTCAAACCCATACCCAAGACTATTAAGATCACTAAACACATACTGTATAATTTGACCAATATCATTTTCTATTTCTCTTGTTGTTCTTAATGCTAAATCTCTTTCACTTATATTATTTGCTTTATAATAATTAACTAAATAATCTGGTAATACTTCTTTAAATCTTTGTACGCCTAATTGTAAATTTAAATCAGCTTTTTCTGTATCATTTACTTTAAACCATCTAAGTATAGGTACATCTATTAATGGTTTAACTGTTTCTTCAGAAGTTAAAGGACTAGATATGTTTCCAAAATTAACACCAAATATATATAATGTAGATTTATCTATTGTATCTGTAAGTATATTATCTAATACATCATCTCCAATTTCAGTTATTCTATTATTAAATAAAGTTAAAATTTTATCTGATTTATCACCTTGATATTCATTTCTAATTTCAAACCAATTTTTTACAAAATCATTTTCTTGTATAAATGATGATCCTTGCATACCTTCACTTCTTTTTGCATTAACATCAAAATTACGTTTATAATCTTTATAAAATTGTGTAAGCAATATTTGATCTTCTGCTGTAATTCCATCTATACCAAGAGCTTTAGCATAAGGTGTTTCTTGTAATACACTTAACATACCAGCCATTTCTACTAATACATCTCTATTTTCTTTTATATTTAAATTTAATCTAGCTTCTGAATAATTTTGATTAATAAAAGTTGTTAAAGGTTTTGGTACTATTCCCATATTAACTGCATAATTTTTTAATAAATTAAAATCTTCACTTGCTTGTCCACTTGCAAAATCATAAGAAAAAGTTAATTCTTGTGGATTTTTTCCTGTAAGACTAAATACATGATGATCAATAATTTGTGATTTTATATCATCATATGTATAATCAGTAATACCTTCAGCAGCTAATACTGTTAATGTTTGTGTTATTGAATCGTGAAATAAATTAGAATTAAAAGCATTAAAATTTAATTGTTCACCATTATATGAATATGTTTGTGCATCAGGATTAGAATTGTATGTTAAAGTAGAAAACTTACCAATAATATTTTTAGCTTTATTTTGTTTTGTAATTTTTTCTCTATCTGCTGTAGTTGCATTTAAAGCATTTAATTGATTATTTAATTGTTGATCTGTTAAATTAGTTCCGGGTTGACTTACACTATTAAATAAAAAATCTATATTTCTGTTATATTCTACTTCATTCATAGATTTTAATTTGTTTTGTTGTATGTCATAATTTTGTTTTAAATTATTTGCAAAGTCTAAACTGTTATTTTTTAATAATTCTCTTTCTTCAGTAAGCGTATCTCCTAATGTACTAAAACCATCTAAATCATCTACTTTAGGATTATTAATATATTTATCCATATTTGAAGTAATTGTATTTAAAGCAATTTGTACGTTAGATAATTCACCTTCTACGCCAGTAGATTTATATATAACTCCATCACCATTTTCATCTTTGCCTGTAAGAGCTTCTTTATCTATTAATGCTGCAGATTCTATTAATGCTTTATGTTTAGAATTTAATCTTGCTTGTTCAAAAGCTAATTGATGTTTTCTTTTCCAAACTTCTGGCTCTAATAAACTATATGATCTTCGTAATTCAGGATCTAATGAATTATACATATTTTCATAAGAAACATATTTTTCTGAAAATTCTGCTAAATGACTATCAAACATTTTTTGATCCCATTCTGCATAATTAATATTTTCTAAATGATTAACTGCATTACTTAACCACATAGCTCCATCTTCCATATTAAGATTTATTGCTTCATGTTGATTGTTAATATAATGATTATTTATTATTCCTTGACCTAATCTTGCAGCCATCATACCAGCATATTGTTTAGACCAACCTTTATATTTATTAGGTGCATTAGCTACTAACTCATCTACATAGGCATCAGTGCTAGTAGTAAATCCATTTGGATTATTTTTATTTTTTAATGCAAATTCATTAAGAGCTTTATATGTATCAATACTAAATTTTGCTTTCCATTTTTCTTCTTCTAAAACTGCAGCTCTTTTTACTTCTTCACTTAATGCTTCTCCTAAAGCACTTGCTCCAGCAGTTATTGGATCTCCACCATACGCTGGTACAATACT